AAAGGCAATGCAGGGGAATAATTCTGTGATGCTAGCATTTAGTGTTGTCTCTGCCATGCCACCAGACATGGGTTTTACTAATATGCGAAAGTTCTTACCCTCATGGGTTCCGTCGATAGGGTCAACGCTTGAGCCACCAGAACCCAGTTGAGCAGTAATTCCTGCTTGACGAAGATTTCTTAAAATCTCGTCTCTATCTGTCTCTCTGTCTTTTGAACGGACAATGATGACATCTCTTTTTGTGGATGATTGTCTTTCATTTTTTTCGTGGTCTAAACCACCAAACACATCTTTGGGGATGGTTATTTGCTCGTTCAAAAATCCTTGAATTTTATCCAGAGGACTTTCTAGATGAATTCTAGGTTTTATCTGTCTAGCAAAGGCGCTTATACCAGCCATCTCTTATCCCTTCGATTTATCCATTTATGATATGGAACTATTTATAAAGGAATAATGTTAGAGTGTCAAGAGAAAAACGATTCCAAACTTCCCTGCTCAACTTTATAGTTCAGCAGCAAAAGTTCTTTACGGTCTTTCTGTTTCTCCATATATTCTCCTACAGAACGCATAGTGTAAGTCCAATCAAGTTCTACCTGTTCCCAACCACCAAATCGGTCTTTCACAGATTGGTCTGCATTGTAACTAATCATACAGTCCATACCAGACTCGTTACAGTGTTTTGCGAAAAGGTCATGGTCAAATCCCTCATGCATGGACCCACGCTTACCATACAAATTGTTTGAGTTCTGTTTTGTTAACTCGTAAGGTGGATCAAGATACACGAAAGTTTTAGGAGACTTTTCCAACAACACACTATAGTCTTCGTTTGTAATCTTCCAGTTGCGTATCAACTTTTGGAAAGATGCGAGTTTCATTATGTTCTGTCTGGTAAAAGTCATTTCATGAGAAGACTCAGAAAATGTTCCTGTCTCTGTTAGACCACTGAAACTGTTTTTATTCGCATAGTAGAATGCAACTGCTTTGTCAAACTTACTGCTTGTATCATCGTTGATGATTTCTTTCTGCTCACCAAGAGTGGTCTTAGCCACTTCACTACTCACACAACTGTCTTTGATTTCTAGAAGACGTTCAGACATATCTGCGCCACTGCTCTGTAGTTGAGTCCAGAAATTATAGAGAGCGGGATACAGGTCATTTACCCAGATACGGATGTCTGGATAACGCTTAGTAATATCAATAGGAAAACTACCTCCCCCTAAAAATGGTTCGCGCCATTCCTCGTAGTTCCTCATGTCTGGAAGATATTCATAGAGAAGTGCTGTCCACTTGGATTTACCGCCGGGATATCTTAGAGGTGTGGTTAGTTTAGATTTCATAGTAAAGAGTATATCATTTAGTAATTATGTTGTCAAGTATCCTTTTTCTTTCCAATTGAATACTTGGTTTCTAAAGTCCAATCACCCTTTTCTTTATAGGACAATACTTTAATTTGACTTAGTGGTGCAGTCTCACCAAGTTCACCGACAATATTCACAAGACCCCAATCCTTGAGTAGATTAGCAATTGTATTACGACGACTAATATCATTCTCAACTATTGAACTAGCTTTACCATCCAGTGCAAATAATTCTTTGAAGTGTACTATGTAATACTTGCCCTGTTTATGTAAAATGTGACAGGATTGATAAAGTGTTCTTTCTTTACGGGATGCAACACCTATACGGGAAAGTGTCTCACGAACCTTTAGAAAGTCATCTGGTTCATTGAGTGTTACCTCAAGCATCTGCTCCTGTGTCCAATTTATCTCATCACTCATTTTTCATTCCACCTTTTCTCAACTTTTGCTTTATGGTGGCGATTTGTTCATCCGTTAGAATATCAAGAGCTTGCTTTGCTTTGTCATTACTGTAACCATAGTACTCTTTAACATACTCCAAGTCTTCAATTCTACTCGCCTTCAACCAAGGAGTAAATCGTTTCCTTGACCGTATACTATTTAGTAGAAAGTCAAATTGTAGTTTCTTGTCAAGATGTGGTAGTTGGTTAATCTCGTTCACCAACATGATGGTATCTTGAAACGGATAGACACACTTGTTTACGATGAAAGGTGGATATTTCTTTTCCCACTCTTCATCTTCACTGTCTAGAAGTCTTTCCTTTGTGTGATTGATTGCATTAAGATATTCCTTCAGCTCTGGCATAAAATTGTTCTTCTCTGTTTGCATCTTCTATCATAAGAAGTTCGTCTCGTAACTTTTCATCTGTGAGACTCAAAATGTTTTCATAACGTGGTTGTGGTATAACACAGAACATAAATGCTAGGTTCTCTGCATCCTTACCAATAATGTCTTTTACAATATCTCTTTTGTCTAAGGATATTGTTTTAGGTTTGAAGTATGCGGTTCCATAGACTGAGTGAAACAAACCAGCATCACAAACATGCAGTGGAGCAAAACCCTCGTCTAGAACTTTGTATACACCAATCAAATGTTCTAGCAGAGTTCGTCCACTATGCATTGTCTCACCGCATCCAATCGACTCCAGAAAGTCAATCTTTGTAGAAATCAAGTCTATCGACATTTGCACCATCCACATAAAGTTTGAACACCACAACGTTGCGTAGTTCATAACAATACTTAGACACTGGCATCGCTTGATGGTTATTCTTTGCAGGGAAAATCAAAAGACGATTGCCAACATAGTTAGAATATTCTGCAATGTTCTTCCCTTTATCGTCCCAAATAGCAGTGCCACCAAGCCACTCTGGTTGCCAATCCATGCGAGGATAATACATCATAGTGAAGTCGCCGTCATCAGTATGCATGTGCGGTTCTACACCAAACGTATGTGCGTTCATGTATAGACGTTTCCACCCAATAATATTAAATCGTTCTTTCAGTTTGAGCCAGTATGCAGCAGCATCCCAGATAGGAAGAAGATAATCATACTGTCTTTCCCGAACCTCTTCCTCACTTTCACCACAGAAGACATGCCAGTGTGGTTGAATACCAATCTGTTTATTGGATTGGTAGTCATACTTCCAATGTATTTTCTTTATCTCCATGTCAATCAGTTCTGCAACATGTGGTTCTAGTAGGTCATCAAATATCTCACAAATCATTTGAACTTTCCCCTTGCCATAATCTCAGTCAAACATGCGACCATATTTATTTCTGCATCTGCGACAAAAGCATTCTTGTATTGATACTCACCCAGAATGACAACCACATGAGGAATAGTAGAAGAGTCCAGATACTCATAAAGGTTATCATACACAGCCCTAAACAAAGTGTCAGGATCATTGTCAATATTTTCAACAACCCACTTTCTAACATTTGTGAACTCCTTGTTCTTCATCATCCCCATGAGTTCTTTGATACTCTTCTCACCAAGATTGACAAGGATACCAGCATCAATCTGACCAGATACAGAATACCTCTGTAACTCATTTAAAATTCTACGCCAATCAGGGAAGTGATTGTTGATGAGTTCTGCAACGACCTTCTCATTATATTTAATCCCATTCTCTTGCAGAATAGAGATTGCACGTTTGAAGAACTGACCAGCAAGACCCACCTTCTCACTTTTAGGAATAGTGAAGTCCACCACACCACATCGTGAGTGCAGGGGTGCAATCAATTTGTTCTTGTAGTTACAAGTAAGAATGAACCCACAGTTCTGATGAAACTCCTCAATGAACCCGCGAAGGGCTGGTTGAGTTGACTGTGGATTTAGATAGTCTGCTTCGTCCAGAATGAGATACTTACGTCCACCATCAAGAGAGACAGTAGACGCAAAGTTCTTAATCTTGGTTCGCAGAACGTCAATACCAGATTCCTCAGAACCGTTGATGAACATATAAGTAGCACCAATCTGTTCAAGCATTGCACGGGCAGCAGTTGTCTTACCCACGCCTGGACCACCTGATAAAATCAGATTGGAGATATCCTGTTTATCCACATAAGACTGTAGTTGTGTCTTGAGTGTCTTAGGTAGAATGCATTCATCAACAGTCTTCGGGCGATACTGTTCAACCCAAAGAAAGGTATCACGCACTATAAGTTGACTCAGGTTCTAGAGCGATCCAATACTCTACACCCACTGCCGAGTTTATGAAGTGACTAATACTTTTGGATGATACTTCTACATCATAAGAACCAGACATAAGTTTTAGGTTCTCCACTTTGAACCAGAACTTATATTCTGCGTCTGTCTCATTCACACCAAGTTCAGTATCATACGCATTTGCAGTGTCATTCTTTTTATCAGTGACCATCAGACTACCGTTAGTCAGTGCCATATCAGGTGCACCAATAACTGCGGCAGCTTTCTGTATTTCACTTAGTGTATCACTAGACAGATTGAATGTAACCTCAGTCGAAGGCATCACGATTGCCTTGGATGGATTTGTCACAACCTCTGGATCAGAGAACCAATACTTGAGGTTTTTACGGGAACCCTCTTGTGTGATTGTAACATACTGCTCTTGAAAGTTCAGTTCTGGCTCTTCAAATAGAGAGAGTGCAGATAGAAACTCGTTTAGATCATAGATTGCAAATTCTTGTGGAAACCTTTCTGCCACCTCTGCCTGTGCAACGATGTTCTTCATTGCAGACATGGTGGACAGAGTGTTGCCCGGCTTCACCATGAGGTTTTGATTTATTGTAGAGAAGTTCTTCAGAATAGAGATTGTGCTTGAAGTTAGCTTCATTTGTCACCTTCCGTTTCATTAATATAGAGTGCGATAATACCATAGTGAATTACTTTTAACAAGTCACTTCGGTCCTTACCATTTTTCTTTCCATATCGTTGTGCATACTTGAGTATGTTGCCGATACAGAAACCTTCACCATGTCCACCATCAATGATAAACTCAGTCGCTTGAAACTTGTTCTTACTGTAGTGTTCATCATAAGTAGCATCAATGTATTTCTTCAACTCAGACAATGCTTTGTCCTCATTATATTTGTAGTCCACTTTCTTCATAATTATTATTTTTTCCATTCTCCTAGTAACTTTTTAAGTTTCTTTTTACTTTTACCTCTTACCCTAGTCTTGGCAATATCATCTAGATTTGATGTATCTCCACCTACAACTACGAGTGCTATCATACCCATTCCAGCATGTGGTGTGCACTGGTAAAGATACATGCCCGGCGTGTCAAAAGTGATAGCAACCTTTTTATTATACTTACTTTTCTTTGGTAACTTCCATCCATCTGGACCAGCGATAAAGTGTACGTTATGTCCTCTGGATGCTGGTAACCAAGTGATAGTGTCACCTACGTCAATCTTAGCTACATCCACTGAATAAACCATTCTTTCTTTTCCAAGTTTATTCAACATGTCAATTGATATGTTTGCGGAGTGTGCCGTACTAGACACAAAAGTTATTGCAAATACTGATACTACTAATTTTACTAAGTTCCTCATTAATATTTCTCTCCTTATAGTTCTAATCCACAATTTATTTTTAGATATTCCAACGATGCCTGCACATCCAAATAATTATACCATCCTGTAGCAATCATCTTGGTTTGTGTAGGTGACGTAACACCTCTATGTGTATGAGTGAAGTCAGTTGGCCAAAGAACAGTCAAACCTTTCTTTGGTTGCACTTCTTTCTCTTGATATAGAAACTGTGTCTGTCCACCGTCATCTACATCATTAAGATAAGTCATAAAAACTAACGCTCTCTGATGAGATTGATTCATGCCACGTTCAGAGTGCCAGTTTAGAAAACCTTCGCCGGGAGCGTAGTGTTGAATATTGAATGGTTCTTTGAATGCAAGAACACATTTGAAATACTCATACTTTTCCTGATATTTGTCCATACAGAATTTTAAAAAATTAAAATAACTCACTATTACAGGGTCACTAGAATTAGGATACACTATGACATCTGTTGATGTTTTATCTCCACCATTAGACACACCCGGCTGTTTATACTCAGAGTTACGGTTATAGTAATCTACTAAGTCATCACACAGAGAGGTATCCTCTAGTTGTAGAGTGAATATAAAATCCTCAGGCATCGCCGGATGTAAAGATATCAGTTCTTACATATCGCAGTTGACCACCAACAATAACATTGTATGGTTCTTCTGCTGAAGTTCCATTTTCCAATCGTTGAATTTTCTGTGCCTCAATATTCTCATGGTACGACGCAACTTCAGAAGGAGTCATGTTATCAATAAGTTGATGATGAGAGTCAACGATTGCCCAGTTCATCGCAAGAGATCGACGTTCACCCTCTCCATAAAAAGGCATGACTTGATGTTTCATCCAGTTAGGAAATACCAACATCACTCCCTCTTCTGGAACATAATATTTTTCTGTTGAACAATACAGAGCGTCAATGTCTTGACGTTGCCTTAGTCCCCAGATAAGTTGAGTTGTCCCATCTGAAACACCAGAGGCACCATTCATGTATCCATCTTTGTGTTCTACCTTCAGAGAATCTGGAGTCTTCAACCAGAGGAAACCAGATAGTCCACCTTGTGTGGCTGCGTTGTGGTCATGTAGAGGATTGTAATCTCCAGCGTATGCATGGTTAGTCCAAATGTCAACTACTTGAGCAATAGACTTACGTTTGTACGCTTGTTGTAGATATGCAGAACCAATCCCGTTGAGGATTACTTCTATCTCTTTACCTTGTTCACTCTCAAGATCAAACGATACCTGACTAGACCTCTCATCATTTTTCAATTGACCAACTAAACGGTCAGCATAAGAGTATCCATCATCTGCCGTCTCATCAATGTAATCGTTGATTAGATCAACAATCTCTTTATCAAACTTGACTTGAGCAATCCAATGACTAGGAACAGGTTCTATTTCCATTTGCATTTTATCATTAATATTTGCCATGGCTTTTTCAATTCTCTCTTTCTCTTTCATCTGGCGGACTACTTCATTGCCTACCATGATAGTCTCTTTATTGCCTAAAGCGTGTTTCGCTTCTGCCTCTTCTTCAGAATATACATCTCCCCGTTTACTCCATACAACGGGGGGTAATTTAGATTTATCGTCTGTCATTTATATAACTCCATTCAAAACATAGTAAACGAAAGGGGTCTAAAAGTCAAGACCCCTTCCGATACTCTCTCAAATTTATTTTACTTCAATAAGACGAGGTTTCTTTTCCTCTGGAACAACACGTTCAAGGTCAACGGAAAGCATTCCGTTTTCCATCTTTGCACCATTGACAACGATATCATCAGCAATGGTAAACTTCCTCACGAACTTACGATAGGAAATTCCACGATAGATGTTACTCACATCATCATCTGATTTTTCCTTTACAGAACGGATGGTTAGTACACCATCGGCAACCTCGATTTCCAAATCCTCACGGGCAAATCCAGCTAGTGCCATCTCAATGACATAGTTGTAATCACCTTCCTTCCGAATGTTATATGGGGGATAGCCCGTTGATGTGGCATTGTTGTCCACATATCGTGATAGGTTGTCGAACACACGGTCAAAACCTACGGCGTATGGGGTTAGTTGATTAAAGTTGTCGAACAGACTAAGTGCTTTGCTAGTAACCATTTTATATCTCCTTTACTAAGCAAGATTAAATTGAAGACCCATCATGGCATCTTCATATTATATATAGGGATTGAAACACCAAGTTTCAACCCCTACACATAATTTTTTTAGAAGGCATTTTCCTCTGTGCTCTCAGTATCAGTATCTTCACTGGTTAGAACACCAGCATCAATCTTAGTGTAGAGGTCTAGGAATGATGCCTTCGTATCTTCATCAAAACGAGCAACACACAGTTCAATGGACTGCATCTTGTCACCAAAGATGGCAAACGCTTTCACAATGTGGTCCAGACGCCGAGTTGAAATAACTTCATCAACACCACCATCAAAGAAGGTCTTGCGAATGACCTCAGCCCAAGTGACTAGGTTCGTTGCGAACTCTTCATCGACAGCACCATACTTCTTCATAGAACCGAGAACAATCTTCTTCTCAGTCGTCGCAGAGGCATAGGGCTGTTCCATCGTGACCGCGAACCGCTCAAGGAACGCTTCGTTGAGAATGTTGGTTC